TGATCCTGTTAACCAGGCCTCCAACGTTGCCTTTGGTGCGGCGGGTTCACTGCTGAGTAAGACAACTCCAGAAAATATGTATGCTGGGGCAGCTAAGATTCTAACAACAATGAGGCCAGAAGATCGGACTAATTTTTTAAGAACAGCAGTAGAGCAAAGGATAACTCCCGACTCGGCTGGACTAGCTAGGCTCGGCGCAATAACTGAAAGGTATCTTACGCGAGTTGATGAGCTAATCGCACAAGCGGCTGACAGTGGTCGGACTGTTGATGCAACAGTTTTGTTTGATGACCTGGCTAATTTAGAAGAGGCTGTTTTCACTGGAAACAACGTAAACAAATTCCGTGATCTAGATCAGATCACAAAGGTAAGGCAGTCATTAGCGCAATCAATTTACGGGCGTGATGTAAAAGACTTAGACGCTTCTGTCCCGCCCAAACGCCTCAACGCAGCAGAGCTACAAGAACTAAAGAAAAGCGCCTACGCAGAGGCAGATTACAGACCAAAAAATGCAAAGAAATCGATGAGTAATGAGGCAAACAAGGCTGTCGGTAGATCAGCGAGAAGAGCAGTAGAGGGTATAACCTCACCTGAGATTGGTCGTACAAATAAGCAGCTTGGTAATTTACTCGAAATGAAAGAACCTCTAGAGAGAGCGGTCGGACGTATTGAAAATAGAAACTTGTTTAGCTTGCCACAAACACTCGGAGTATTGCCGGGTATTGCTACAGGTGATTTCTCTACAGGGCTGCTTGGTTATTTAGCGGGTGGGCTAACATCACCACAGAGACAAGCTCAATTAGGTTTTGGCTTAGAGAGAATTCGACAGATTCCCAGAGATCCAGCAAGCTTACTTAAATCGGCTCCGGGTCAAGGTTATGCAAGAAAAGCAACCTACGGCGGTAGAACAGCAGAGGGATTACGCAACCAAGGTTTTAATTTAGATAGGCTACCAGGTTTATCAGGCTTACTTGGTCGGTAGGGGTTTTGTTTGATATGATGCGCTCCGGTTTAGCAGAGCGCATATGAGATTAGATGATCGGATTTTTGGTACCCCTTTTGGTACCCCTTACAGTCCTATTTAATCCCTTATGATCCCTTATAATTCCAAACGAAGCTCTACAGGCCGCATAAAAACTGAGCCCGGGTGGCGAAATTGGTAGACGCAAGGGACTTAAAATCCCTAGTAAACCCCCGTGTTTAGTGGACCGCATGAGTGCTGGTACCCTTTTTGGTACCCCCTAGCGTCCTAGAAACCGCCTCGAAGTGTTGACCCCTTAAATGAGCGTACTTACTGGTAACAGCTAAACTAGAATGACCAAGTAAATCGCGCAGGGTAGTAAGCGGTATTTCTGGATTACTGGCAATCCAACTCGCAAAACAGTGTCTTAAATCATGAACACGAATGTACTCTATGCCCATCTTCTTCCTAGCCTTTTCAAACCAATAACGAATCTGGTTCAAAGAACAATCCCACGGCAGTGTTAAAGTGTCATGCAACTCTTCTATCAACGGAACTGTTCTCGCCTTTTTGCTTTTTGTCTTATTTGGCAAAATTATATAAGGTGCTTTAAAATTTTCAGGCCGTAGGTTGTACAACTCACTACGTCTTAACCCTGTGTGTGCTGCAATACAGATGAACTTCCTCACCTCTTGATGTTCTATAGATCGTAACAATTCTTCAAACTGATCTGGCTCAAGATAAAACTCTCTTTCCGTGCCTTTTTCAGAAAACTTTTTTATCTTATCGCCGAGAGGTTGATCTAACCACTCCCACTCCCTATAGGCTTTATTCAAAACCGTTTGTACGACTGACAATCTGCGATTTACTGTTGGCACTGCCAATCTCTTTGCCATCTCAGCTTTCATATCATGTGCTGCGGGAATAATATCAACTAGCGGAACGTGTTCTAAATGTATGAGTGTGTTTCGAGCGTGACTCAACATTGATTGTGGTGCGTCAGTTTCTATCCACTTCACAAGAGCAGCACCGAATGTATACTGTGCAGACTTTTCTAATTTGGATTTTACTAACTCTTTAAGGAATGATTTTTTAATTTCACGCGCTACTTTTTCGGCTTCCTTTTTGTTGGTCTGCCCAGTAGTTCGTTTAATCGTTTCGCCGTTGTGCTTGAATTTTGTGTGCCAGATTTTGCCTCTTTGTAATAACATACGCGCTCCGTGATAAATGACTCTAAATCTGATGGGCGTATCCTGTCTCCCCTTGACCCTTTACCCAAAGCTACAACAGGAATAAGCCCTTTATTGATTATGTCTCGCCTGACTGTTTTTGGATCTAAAGCCAGGAACTTTGACGCTTCCTCTATATTTATCAACTTTTCCATCAGATTTTACACGGTATCTATGCACATTATCAAATACAATATGTATCTAATTAGGGGTTAAAACGGTATATCGTCATCAAATTCGTCCTTTTCCGCTGATTTCGCGGGTGCTGGAGCCGGGGCAGGGGCGTTTGGTTGCTTTTCCTTCCCCACATACCCGGAGATGAAAGGGCCGTTAGCGCCGTTCTTATCTTTGGCATTCATCCAAAATTTCCTACCGTCCCTAGTGGTGAAAGTTCCGTTGTAGGTGTTCCCGTATTGATCCGGTGCTTGGGCATTGAGGGTAAACTGGTGGTACTTGTTTTGCTCACTCATTTCGTAGTTTTCTCCTATTTTTAACTTCAACATCAACTTCTTCTAAAAACTTCTCTTGTTCTTCGACCAGCTTATCTATGTCTTCCTGGTTACGTTGCACCGGGATAATCACAATCTGTTCAGCCTCATGCAGCCGGGGATCAAATGTCACAAAGTCTACTCGATCCACTTCCAGGCAATTCATTTGCGCTTGCATCTGCCACCAGTATCCACCTTTGATTGTCCCCAACGTTTTCACGATCTTGAGAAACGCCTCATCCTCTGGCGATATTCCCTTTGCCAACATTGCAATAAAATCTTGGTGATAAAGCTCTGAGTAGGGACACTTGATTTCTATTGAAGCATTTTCGCCAATCAACACACCGTCAGGTGAAGCGCAGATTCGTTCATTCTTTGGGTCCAGGTAGATGCCTGCTTCATCCGTTAGATTGCCGCTCTCAAATTCATACGCGGATCTCGCCCGTTCTTCGTTGTCATTACCGTGGTCCATCGCTTTCGATCTGAATTCATTGCTCCTTCGTTTTGCATCGTCATAAGGATCGAGAATTTCCCCGGCGATCTTTCTTTTGAGCGATTCTCTTTTAGCGGAGTAGCCGCCTCTAGACATAGGAATGATTGCGCCAGCGTTGGACGCTGAAAACCTTCCGTGTTTCGCTTTGAACCACTCTGGTGTGCGTTGCTGTAATTTTATGAGGGGTGCTTCGAGCTCTTTTATTTTTTTCGTTTTTTTACGCAGCATCCTGTAAGTCATCCTTGAGTTTATCTTTCGCTATCCCTATTACTTGCTTTAGAAAAGGTCCGAGCTTTTTTCGCGCCTCTGTTTTCTTTTTCCAAATTTCTTGAAGTTCATCTCTTGTCGCAGCGGAATTCAATTCAGCGGTGAGCTCTGCTAGGAGTTGTACCTCTTCAGCTTTGATTCCCTCTGATATTTCGTCTGCCGATGCTTCTTTGGTTTCAATAACGCCATCGTTATCATCCGGGTCTGTTTCTATCGTGAGGTTGAATGCGCCACACAAATTGTATCTACGCCCGTAAGTGTGCGCTGCTCCGAGCTCTTGATTGTTGCTTGGATTACTCAACGTTATAGGCCAGGTAAAACTCTCACTTTCATTGCTTGGTATATGTATCAGTGTGGTTACGATATCTCGATCTGTTTCTTTCCCTTCACCCTCAACACGCTTGATATGTGTATCGATTTTAATCTCATTCTTTAACAAAGATTTTTGAATCGAATTAACCACTGCGTGAAGGTTTGCGTAAGGAATTGGCTTGCCGCCCCGGAGTTGTTCTGCGTTTGGTTCTAGTTTTTCAAAAAGTGCTATTGCGTCAAACATTGCTTTGTTGAGCTTTTCTGATTCCTTCATGCTTTCTCCTTGTGAATTAGTCTCAGCTTTTGGACCCTTCGCTGAGTTAAGGCTGGGGTTCCCCAATCCGTGTCCGTGGGAATCCTAATTGCCATCTGTGGATATAAAATGTATCTACTGTGGACAAATTTTTTTTAACGGTATGCCTGGTGTCCTATCACAACTCCTACCGTGCTCATCTTCTTCGGCATTTTAAAAACCCGATTTGGATAATCCTTGTTGATGAGCTCTGCAAAACCGTCACCTTTATATCGAGCAAAACTTAATTTTTTATCGGTTAAGGCAATCATATCACCTACCTTCACCTCACGCTCCATGTCCACTATCGCTGTGCAACCGTGGGGTAACTCAGGATCGTTTGCCTCTCCCTCTACCGGAACACAATAGGTCGCTGCGCTATGACTTCCCGGCCAAAAAATCTGGTGAGTCGCTTCCGCTCTGCTTCTGATAAGTTCTAATATCTCTTCCATCTCAAGACCAATCAAGTAACCAACGTCACCTGTAATTCCGTTCACTGTTCCCGTGACCATGCTCACGAGGTTCGATGCCTCTCTAGCGAGGCGGGGCGAGAAGTCTCCCAATTCACACCCAATGTGTCTGCAAAATTGCAGACCACGCTCCAAATTGATCGGGTTTCGTCCGTTCATCATGTGTGAGATTTGGGACTTGTCCGTTTTCATCAGTTTTGCCAGTTTGGGATGGGACAAACCCCTCGCGTGTTCAACCAGCAAATACAGCTTCTTCAATTTGGCACTTTCGGTTTCTTTACTCATTCCCGAATACTACCTATATCCACTAAAGAATACAATTTGTATCGGGTCGATTAAAGTAGCACGATATTTACGATTCACCTATTTACGCGGCAAAGAGAATTAGGGTATATTGCAAAAAATATTAGGAGAAAAGCTGTAAATTCTTTATGCGATGAAGAAAAAGAAAAATACACTTAGTATCAAGTTAAAAGAAGAGTGGCTGAAATTCAAAGAAAAAACAGGATCAAACCAGGTCAAAACTTCCGAGGCTCTTGGTTGGAGTTCTTCGTTTTTTGGAAAGATTATCAACGGCAATAATGATTGCAGCTATGAAAATTTATTGAAGATTTGCAACCTTTTTGAGATTCCTCCGACAACGATCGATTCATCCTTTGACACACAACTCTTGGGCGTTTTTGAAATCTACTCAACGACATCTGGAAATCCCCCGCCAGAAAACCAAAAGATTTTTCGGACAAATCACCTCTCAAGGCGAGTAATCTGGAACGATCGGGACTTGCCTATTCAGTCGAGCTCTTCGGTTGCATTAGGCGTTGTGCCAAAAAACGTGGCAATCGTTTGCTCACCTGTGCCAATTGTTAAATTTGGCGATGAACGATTTCCGAGTTGCGAGGAAATCATTTGGTTGATTTTGCCAAAAAGGGGATTGATCAAAGCTGTGTCAAAACGCCAGCCCCCAAAACACAAGAACGCCGAAATTTTCCGAGTTCTCCAGGTTGTTTTCGTTTGA